GTGCATATCTAGCACCTGATGATGAAGGAGATCAAAAAGCATTTGGATACTTACCTTACAAGTATTGTGCTTCTGAGGAGAAGGAAGCTATGTTTAGAGTATCTTTGGAGGTTGAAGGTAGAGTCACTGGATCTATGGGTTCTGACTTTATGAATTACTTCTCATCTTTCCAAAAACCTAAACTCACTATGAGTAGAAAACCTGAAGGTGGTTATAGGACTTGGAGTTGTAGACGTGGTGCAATTAATGGTAGATGTTATAGGGATCCATCAGATGAAAATGATATTGTATTTGTGCCTGTAGGATTGGATGAGAATACATTCGATTACAATAGAAGTGGATTCTCCGAATACCAACAGTTTAAATTGTGGTTAGGAAATAATTTGACAGGTGGTGGTTTAACATCAAATAATCCAGTATCGTGGCAATGGGGTGAAAGTACGACTACGACTACATCCACTACAGATCCCGAGACTGGAGAGACTACATCCTCCTCATCAACTTCTACTACAAATTTTAATGATGGCAATCAATATACTGCATTCACTTTTGATTGTAGTCCTGATCCAGGTAGCACTAACGCACCCAACCAGGACTGCTGGGATAAGTATGTAAGGGGCACAGGATCGCCCTCAGACGCTCCTTTAGACGTTTACTGTGGATATGATACTAATGGAAACGGGATGCCTGGAGAGCGATTCTGGGAGATTACAGGACCTGCCTTTGGAGATGCTGAAGGAGGACACACAACACCTTCAGGACCAGTTAATCCATTCTGTTCCTTATGTAATTCATTTGCTGGTGGTTACCTTGGATTCCCATTCGTATTCCTTCTTGGTGGCACTGGAGGACCTCCTGCATGTGGATTGGAGCAAGTTAATGATGCTTCTATTGCCGTTGATCCACAACGCACATATGACTATGGGGATGGTAATGGCAAGGTTATGCACTTGGGATCTTATGATGGCACAATGATGGTTAGAAATTGGTTGACTGGAGGTGTCATTGCATTAGCAAGGACAATTCGGAATATGGGCAACCCATACTTTGATGAGTGCTCTGGTGCCACTTTTTGGGATGATGGAAACGAACTTAACGACGATATTTAATTATGGCATACGGATTTTTAAAACCTGTTGCATCTCTCAATGGACTGCCATGCTCTGGGCATGGATTATGCATACCTTCAACTATTCACTCAGTCCAATCGTGTGGTAGTCCCCCAATTCCATATAGTATTATCATTAAGAATTTTACTTGCTGGTGGCCACCATATCCTTTAGTCCCACTCACTGCAGTTAATCCTTTCAGAGCGACTGTATTGGTGAATAGTGTTCCCATTATGTTGATGGGTGACACATTTAGTCTTCATTTTTCAACTTGCACAAATATTATCATCTATCTTTGCCCATGTGGCAATGCGATCTGTGCTATTCCAACACCAATTCTATGCAGTCCACTAACTATTGAGGACAATGGTGGTGTTGGACATGTAAGAACTGTTGTTTCAACTACTCTAACCGTGTTTGCATTGAAATTGCCAGTGGCAAGGATACTGGATCCACTTGGTGTTGGATTTCCTGGATGGTCATATCCCTGCTCTTCTGTTGTTGCATGGGGACATCCAACAGTATTGTCATCATAATAAATATCTGCTATGATTGGTAAGTCTAAACGGAGCACTAATGGCAACACGAGCAAAAACTGGACTGGTGAAGGATACTTGGGTACCTGGAAATCCCAAAATGACTCGTCAGGGCAACTCTAAAAACACTAAACTCAGCGCAACTTCTCGAAATGACAAGAAAAAAAAGTATCGTGGTCAAGGACGCTAAGGTAATTACCACTCCAGAGTTGGTTAAAGAAGCAAATGTAGGACTTTACCACGCCAAAATAAATTTACCCAATGCTGCAAAACTTTGTGGTATGACTGAAAGGGAAATGAAAATGACTTTTAGAGAATTTCTAAAGTATCAACCAACAAATTGGGAATAATTATGAAGGATCTCTTGTTTATTAGTCAAGATCAAGAAATGGCTCTTATCCAAGAGGTCATTTATAAGATCAAAATGTCAGATTTTGACATACATCCACAAAAAACTTGCTTCTTATGTGTCTCTCCCGACTATTCTAGTATTGTAACTCAACATTTGAGTCATGGTCTAACTGTTGATAGAGAAATTTATCACATTGAAGCAGTAAATGTGCCCTTTCCAGACGAAAATTCAAAGAAATATGAATTGGACTTCAGTCTTAACTTTGCAGAATGGGTTTTGGACTGGGAAAACTTTGTCCTTATTGAGGCAGGAGTGATTCGTGGAGGTACTTATACCTGGATTTCCAGGATAATGAATACTTTCATGCATGAAAACTACTATACAGTAGCACTTTGTGAAAATATTCACAGTAAATTTCAATCTGATATCGTAGGTAAGTACTACGATGACAAGAAAGAAGATCTACATTACTGGTGGGAGCAACCAAACAACCATTGGGAATGGAATAAATAAAATGTAACGAGTAAAGAACATGGGAAAATCTACAGTAGATCAATCTTCCGAATTTCAAGACTCGGGAATGACGCTCATAACTGATGTTAAGAGTGATAAATATCTCAAACAAGCTAAACCGCTTGCAAAGAAAACAACTAAAAAGTCTTAAATGGCATCTTACAGATTTAGATCTGAAAAATACGTCAGTAGAGGGTTTAAAGATTTAGCAGTATCATTTATTGCTAATCCCTCTACTGGCGATTTTGGTGTCGTAAAAAATGAAAACGCCATAAAACAGTCTGTTAGAAATTTACTTCTAACAATCACTGGGGAAAGATTCTTTCAACCCACTATTGGGTCTCAAGTGAAAGGACTTTTATTTGAAAATTGGGATGTATTCAGTGCAGATGCAATTAAAAATGAAATTACGAATTGTTTGTCGCGATTAGAGCCACGAATTGTAGTTTCAAAAGTGGATGTGCGCGATGATGCTGATGGAGATTTAAATTCATTGGCAGTTTCTATTGATTATACGATTATAGGCGAGCAAATTACCCAAACTATCGATTTTCTCTTAGAGAAGGCATAAAATGTCAGCAATTCCCTCCCAACTTACGTCTCTGGACTTCTTTGAGATTAAAGAATCCATCAAATCTTATCTTAGAACTCGCTCTGAGTTTACCGATTACGATTTTGAGGGAAGTAGCGCATCATATTTGATCGATGTCCTTGCATATAACACATATTATACAGCATTTAACGCAAATATGGCTCTCAATGAGTCATTTTTAGAAACTGCAACTGTCCGAGACAATATTGTCCGCATTGCAAAGCAATTAAATTACACTCCTAGGTCGATTAAAGCACCTAAAGCGTGTTTATTGCTGATGGTGCAGACTTCTTTAGGTTTGAATGGCATTACATATCCAGAATTTGCGACTTTATCCAAAGGAGATGTATTTGTCGCAGAGAATGCGCTAGATTCATATACATTTACACTCACTTCAGACATTACAGTGCCTGTAGATAAATCTAGCGGGATGGCAATGTTTGATAATGTGCAAGTATATCAAGGAAACCTACTAACATTTAATTACACTGTTGACAACACCAAAAAATCAGATTATGTTATTCCTGCAGAAAACGTAGATACTGATCTTCTTACGGTTGATATCTCACCAAATGCACAATCCTCCGAAACTGATACTTATAATTTAGTAAAAAATGTTACTGTCATAACATCAACTTCCCGTATTTACTATTTGGAAGAAACTGATGATCTCAGATACCGTATTATCTTTGGTGATGGTGTATTGGGGCGTAAATTAATTAATGGAGAGTACATCAAACTGTCATATGTCCAAACTGATGGTGAGGATGCCAACGGAGCTAAGGAATTTTCATTCATTGGTAACATTGTTGACAGTGATGGGCGCAGTGTTGCAAGTAATAGTATTGCATTGACAGTTAAAGAATCTGCACAGCAAGGTGAAAATCGGGAAAGTGGTCTTTCTGTTAAGTTTAGAGCCCCAAGAGCATATGCTACACAGAATCGTGCAGTAACTGTTAATGATTATGAGAATATTGTCTCAGAAATCTATCCACAAGCAGCATCTGTGACTGCATATGGTGGAGAAAGTCTTTCCCCACCAGTTTACGGAAAAGTCTATATTGCAATTCGACCCAAAACGGGAAATAAACTAAATGCAAGCACAAAAGCTCGTATTAAAAATAATTTAAAGCGATATTCTGTAGCATCTATTGATCCAATCATTGTTGATCCAACTTCCTTCTACATTATTCCAAAATCATATGTTTACTATGATGGAAATTCTACAAATAAAACTGGATCGGCTCTAGCCACGACAGTTTTGCAATCTATGGACCAATACAACAAGTCTGGTCAAACAAATAGATTCAATAATCGTATTGATGGATCTAAATTTGGATCTATGATTGATAATAGTGATAGATCTATCTCTGGTAGTGTTACTCAACTTACTTTAGGTCAAAATTTAGATCAATTTACATTTGGCGGTGTATTTACTCAATGTCTTGATTTTGGTAACCCAATTTACGATCCAAACGACTTTGCAGGGACAGCACCTGACGGTGCTGGTGGCGGTAGCGGCGGCGATGGAAATGGTGGCGATGGAAATGGTGGCGATGGAAATGGTAGTGGTGGAAACGGTGGTGGTGGCGGTGGAGACGGCAAATGCTCTCCATCATTCTCAGTAGTAAAATCAGGTACTTTCTATGCAACTGGATACTCTGAAGATCTAGTAAATCTTGCATTAGATGAGTCTACAGGGGCACAAATTATTACTCCAGCCCTTAATTCAAATGTATCCACTGAAGTCTTAGTTCCTGTGAATATTAGAGATGATGGAAAAGGCAACCTTATGTTGATTACTAAGAGAGATGAAACTGAACTTATATTGAATCCTACTGTGGGTACTGTAGATTATGGCACAGGTAAGGTTTGTGTTGGACCTTTATCAATTTCGGATACTCCAGATAATAGCACAAGACTGCCTATTCAAGTTGTGCCATTTGGTGGATCTGTTGTAATTCCACCTGGAGTCGATCCCGCAATTTTCAATCCCACAGTCAATCCAATCGATTTTACAACACAAAGTATTCCCATTCCAAACTTCGATCCTAATAACTTTAGTGGTTATAATTTCGGTGCTGTGGGAGGTATAAATATCATTGATTACCCAGTGGATTCGTTCACGTATCCAGTGCCAGACGGTTGTTTTTAGATAGATGCTAAACAAAAATATCAACGTATCTGATCGCGTCGAAGGTCAACTCCCAGAATTTATTAGGGAGGAAGATAAGCAGTTTGTAAATTTCTTATTTGAGTATTACAAATCTCAAGAGAAAAGTGGAAGACCTTACGATATTTTAAATAATCTTCTCACTTATTTTGATCTAGACTCTTACGACACGAATATGTTGTCGAGTCAGACAAATTTGTTGCAAGATGTTGGCTTAGACGATAATAAACTAGAAGTAGAATCTATTGATGGATTCTTAGATAAAAATGGATCAGTCCTGATCAATAGTGAAGTCATGTACTATGAGTCTACGACTCGTGGACCTGATGCCATTTTAACGCCAGGGGTATCTCTCGATCAGTTTGATAAGAAAAAGCAACAACTTGAAAATCCATTTCTACTGTTTGATGGTGTGCAAACGGTCTTCCCGTTAAAATTTCTGGGGAATCCTGTAGCACCAACTAGTGCAGATCATCTTATTGTAATTACTTACAATTATTTTAACCGTCCTGGTATTGATTATGTTATTGAAGGCAATACCATTCGATTTACTTCTCCACCTAGAGCAAGATTGGGTGTCGATAACTCCGAATTTACTCAACTCGTATATCTGGTTGGATATGCAAACCAAACTATTGAGAGTCTAGATGCCATTCCTTTCATCGAATGGCAGAATACCTATAAGTATCCATTAAGACTCAATACAGCGCCATATATCCCCACCTCAGACATCGGTTTAATCATTAATCGTAATGGGACTAGACTTACCCCATATGAAGATTATTCTGTATTTGAAGATAGTGTCATCTTTAATACTTTAATTGGTGCTGCTGATACTATTGAAATTCGCTCTGTAGAATATATTGCCCCTGCTTATGGATCGGGTGCTACTACAGTCTGTCAAGTTAGATCCGATGGAAGCATTAATCGGATTATCTCCAAAAGTGGTGGCAGTGGTTATCGTCTAAATTTCAATCCAAGAGTCACCATCAATGCAAGTAATGGTCAAGAAGCCACAGCAAGGTCTCTAATTGGTGGTATTAAGGATATTCGTCTTATTGACGGCGGTCAAGGATATTCTTCATATAATCCACCAATCCCCGTTATCGCTCCCCCTACAAATACTGGTGGCACTCAAGCAAAATTGTCACTTACAGTTGATGATACTACAGGTCAAGTATCTTCTATCATTATTGAAAATTCTGGTAGTGGTTATGATTTTATTCCTGCAATCACTTTTAACAACCCAACAGGTGCTACGATTGGGAGTCCAACTATTGACTCTGAGGGTAGATTAAATCTCAGTAGCATTCCCGTCACAAATATGGGATCTGGATATTCAAATCCACCCATAGTCTATATTGACAATGCACCAGATGGTGGAATTAACGCTGCAGCAACTGCAAGAATTAACCAAGATGGTCAGGTATATGAGATCCTGATCACTAATAGGGGTAGAGGGTATACTACACCCCCAAGAGTGCGTATCATTCAACCTGTGGGCGCACAGGTGCTTGACGTGACCGTTGCATCGGGATCTGTCACTAACATTGAAATGTTAATAGGTGGCAATGGTTATACAGATGCACCTTCGGTTTATATTGTCGATAATCGTAAAGATGCTTATGGTGAACCAATTGGTGGCACTGGTGCTGAAGCAGTTGCTACTATCTTCAATGGGAGAATTACAGACATCAATGTTGTAAACTTTGGATCTGGTTATTCTGCGGAGTTTCCACCTAAGGTTTATATTGCAGAACCTCGTGCTGCCAGATCTTCTGTAGATGTTGGTTTCGATGAAGTAACAGGTTTTGATATTATCGAATCTGGACAAGATTATTCCCCTTCAGCATTATTGGGAGTTTCCCGAGGTGTATCGGGTCCAGTTGGATATGATCAACTGCATAATGAAATTTTTGCTAAAGAATCACAACTGAGATTGTCTTCTCACCCCAGTAATTCTTTAGTTGTTAATCTAGACTCACTTTTCCTGAGGGAAGTGTTTGATAAGTTTAGACGCCAATACTTACCTACTATTGATATTGATTTTGCAAAGATCAATCCAGTACAAGTAATTAAATCAATTAGAGATTTTTATGTTTCTAAGGGCACCAAATTTGCAACTCAATATCTGTTTAAGATCTTGTTTGGTGAGGAAATTGATATTTTCTATCCGAAAGATGAGATTATCAGTCCTTCTGCTGCAACTTGGACTGTTGATACAATTCTACGTGCCAAATTAATCGAAGGAGATCCCAAAAATCTAATTGATTCGGAATTGAATCAATATGCTGATGAGGTTGACCAAAATATTAAAGGAGCTTCGGCTCTAATTGAAAATGTTATTACTATTATTGAAGGTACTGATACTATCTACGAATTGGCAATCTCCGAAGAGACTCTACTGGGAGATTTCAAGATTCCATACAAGACTACTCTAGTTGAGCCTTTGAGCACTACAGGGCAAATTATTACTGTTGACTCTACGATTGGATGGCCATCCAGAAATGGCACAATTCGTATTAATGATACAGAGCAAGTTCAGTACAAAGAAAAATCACTTAATCAATTTATTGAATGCACAAGAAGTCAAAATGGCATTGTAGAAGATTGGGATCCTGGCACTATAGTCCAATCTGACATTTTTGTGTATGTTAATAGAAATACTAGCACTGAGTGTAAACTAAGAATCTTGGGTATTGCTGAAGCTGGCACTACAGTTTTAGATAATACAGGATCTTACTATATTGCAGGAGATAAATTAAAAGTTGCCAACCTTGGATCTACTGATGATGATAAAAAATTAGATTCTTGGTTATATAATGTCAAAAAACTTATTCAAGTTACAAGAATTGAAAGTGGTGGTGTTAATAACCAAACCGCAACTGTTTATTGTGAAAATCCCCATGGTCTGCTAGTTGGAGACACTGTAACCATCTATGGTGCAAACCCTGTCGTTTATAACGGATCATTTATTGTAACTTCACGTATTGATACGTTAGTATTCTCATATCAATTAGTAACACCTACGGAGATTATTCCACAAGGTAATATTCTACTATCAGTGGATCTTAACCGTGGTAAGTCTAATCAAAATTCAATTAATAGTGTAATTGACCAGTTTACAACAAATATTCAAAACTCATTCTTCAATGATGAGTATGTCTATATTGCAACATCTGGTCTGCCTAATTATAAGATTGGTCCTTTTAGTGGATCGGCACTTATTCCTGGAAACCAGCGTAAATTGCTGAGATTCCCTAGAAGTGTGCAAACAATATCTGAGCGTAAAGATACCCCCAATAATAGTCCTATTGGTGCTTGGATTAACGGTGTGTCTATTTGGTCATACAAGTCAAGCGAGTCTGTTACTTTTGGACCATTAACATCTATTAGTGTTACCAATGTAGGTGTCAATTATGATGCTGGCACTAAACCCAACCTTGAAATCACTGGTGGTGGTGGATCGGGTGCAACAGGTGAAGTTGTTGTTAACGGTAGTCTGACATCATTTACAGTAACAAATCAAGGTAGTGGATATGAAGAATCACCTCTAGTTTCAATCGTTGGTGGTAATGGATCTGGTGCAACGGCACAAGCAGTTATTACGGGCGGTAGAGTTACTAGAATTCTGGTTGATCAACCTGGATCTGGATATTCCGCCCAACCGTCAGTTTCGATTACTGGTGGTGGTGGTTTAGGTGCAGAAGCAACTGCAAACGTCCGTGGACCAATTTCATCCGTATCGGTTACTAATTTCGGTAGTGGATATACTTCATTACCTAAGGTCAGAGTTAACTCTGGCGAAGGTGCATTGGCACAACCAATTGTGCTGAATGGTCGTATTGTTTCTATTGCTATTATTAATTCAGGTAGTGGATATACAACTGCGCCTGAGGTAATCATCAATGGAGATGGTTTTGGTGCCCTTGCACAGGCAACAATCGGCACTACAGGAGAAGATAGGGGTAGAGTATTAAGTATCACTATTACCAACAGAGGTATTGGATATACTCAAGGTAATACTACAGTTAGACTGAGATCTATTGGTGAGTTGGCAACCTTCAGTCCTGAGGTTTTCCAATGGAATAGAAATCTTCAGTATGATTTGGAAGATAACTTTGATTTTGCTAGAGGTTATGTCTTTACTGGATATAACAACCAATTTGGTGGTGAATATGCTCACCTTAGCGATCCTAAGGAGTTGAGATATGTTGTTGGTGATAATGTTTTCTTAGATCCTGTCACAACACAGTTTAGAGAATTAGAATCAAACTTCTTACACTCTCCCATTATTGGATGGGCATTTGACGGTAACCCAATTTATGGTCCTTATGCATATTCAGATCCTACAGATCAGAATAGTGGCATTAGAAGGTTACGTACATCTTATGGTTTAAAAACTAATGTTGTTTATGATCTTGATACCAATCCAAATCCTAGTCGTGTAGATGGTCCTGCAATTGCAACATATCCTGCAGGCATCTTTGTTGAAGATTACACATATGTATTCCAACAGGGTGATCTAGACACATATAATGGTCGTTTCTGTAAGACACCAGAATATCCAGATGGCACCTATGCATACTTTATTACAATTGATGCATCAGATGCTGGTATTGCAGAATTCCCATATATCATTGGTCCCCAGTTTAACTCTTCACCAGATGCTTGGAATTCTAGTCAGCAAGCAACTCAAGAAAATATTCCTACTGGTGTTGTAAGATATAGAGACCCATATGTAAATGTTGATATTGATATTGATCGTCAACCAAACCAGGAAGCAGATACATTAACTACTGAAATTGAAGGATATCCAATTATCTTTGAAATTCAAGATAGTAACAATGATGGTCTAATTGATGCCACAGAGCAAACTGAAATCTTAGAAATGTCGGAAGAGGCAACTCTTCAGATCTATGATTACTTCCCTCAAGTATCGGCAGAGTCTAGAGTTGATATTGAAGTTGAGACAACCACTCAATTTGAGAATGCTCAGATTGATGGATTTGTTATTGAGAATCCTGGTGTTTCTTATCAGGTCAATGATACTGTCTTCTTTGATAATACTGATACTGGTGGATTTGGTGCATCTGCAATTATTGAATCGGTCAAGGGTCAGACTATCCTTGGATATTCCAAAGAGATGATTGGTGATAGACCATATGGTGTTATCACTACTAGTGTTGAGCATGAGCTTCGTCAGCAAGATCAGCTGATCGTCAATTCACGTCCAATCATCGACAATACTAATAAACTATTCAAAGTTAAGGTTGTTGCTGGCATTGAGCGTATTGCGGTGCAGCAAGAGGGTGTTGGATATAATGTAGATATTCCACCTACCTTTGAATTGATCACTGCCGATGGACAAGATGCATCTCTGAGATTAAATCTCCTGAATACAGGACAAATTCTATCTGCAGATATCATTAACTCTGGTAATGGATATGATCCTGAAAATCCCCCTCAGATTAGAGTTTCTCATCCACAGCAATACAAAAAGACTAGATATTGGATTGCCGATTATCTAGAAGCAACTAGTCAGTTAACTGTCAATGACATTGTGCAGACTAATGATCGCTATACTTATATCTGCGGTAAGATTATTGAATCCGATGCAGACGAGGCAGCATTCCTTGCTAAGTTTGATGATCTTGGTGCATTGATTTGGGATCGTACTTTGATTCCATTAAATGCAAATCAGAAGAGATCCGAATTCATCAAAATGCACGTTGATGAGTCCGAAGAAAACGACCTCATATATGTAACAGGCCAAACAAAAAACCCTGACAATGATAGTTATAACCCAGACATCTGGATTGGACTGTATAAGTCTGGATTTAACAATGCAAATGAGCCTGATGGCATTCTCCAATGGCAGCAATCGATTGCTGGCATCTCAGGATCAACTAGACGCGACTATGTTAATAGTATTGCTCTAGACCAAGAAAAGAGAATTTACTTGGCAGGATATACTGATAGTAACTCTCCAGATCCATTTGATATGTGGATTGTGCAACTTAATGCAGAGGGTGACCTATCAGAGAAAAGAAAAATTGCGTCTTTGGATGGATCCGAGAAACTTACTCAGATTAAGTGGATCTCAGACGATCGTTTTCTGTTTATTGGTGAAAATGAAGAAAATAATGACTGCATTTTCGGCGTATTCTTCTTTGATGGTGCAAATATTGAAATAGACTATATTCGTCAAATTCCTGTTATTGGTGGGTATGCTAGAGATCCACAAATGGCATTTGATGAGTATGGTGATGCTGTTATCGTCTGGAATGTCTTTAATAATGCTGCATCTAAGTTTGATAGGATTCAAGTCAGTAAATTCCCATATGCAACTGCAAACACTGGTTGGGAATGGACTAAGACTCTAAGTGTAAGTGGAGATTTCCAATCGATTAAGCATGCTGGCATTACAGTAGATATCTTTGGAAACTATACAGTTGTATGTGATGTTGTTGAAGCACAAGACTCAAGATATGCTCTTATTGAGTATCTGAAGTATGATGGCACTCGTATTACAGAAACTAAGGTTTCGGATTCTGGCAATATTGGTTTCCATGCTAAATCTCATGTCGTTGACAACTCTGGAGATTGTATCATTGCTGCTGATCGTATGCAGTCGGATCAGATTGCTTCATTCCGATTTAATACTACCAATTTAAGTGAAGACTTCAGTAAGCAAGATCTTGGTACAATTGTATACGGTAATATCGCCCAAACTTTACATGATACTGCCATTTACAAGTTTGGCAGTGGATCTTTAAGATTGGATGCTGCTGCTCCTATTGCATATACAAATTATGCTAAGTCTACAACAGAATGGAGTGTAAGAGCATGGTTTGCCATGAATACTACATCACACTCTGCTAATGCACATGAGCCCGTATTCTTTGATGTAAATCCACTATCAGGTGGAGTCCCTGTCAGATTTACAGTTGATGGTGATAGTACTTCTGGTAATTATGAAAGAGTTGTCTTATATGTCAATGGTGTTGAAGCGGCAATTTCAACTACAACCACTAACTGGACTACATTTGCAGCTGCAGCATGGATTCATGTAACCTTCCAAAAACGTCAAGAGTCTTTAGGACTTTATCGATATGAGGTATACATTAATGGTGTGCAGCAAATTTCATATCAGTCTACAGATGATATTACTTTGGATGATGTCGTTGTAGCAGGTCCTCAGTCCAGTCCTACAACTGCCAATTGCTTCCTTGGTCATATTGACGATTTTGTAATTGATGATATTGCCCCACACACTGGAGTATCATATACAGTCCCAACTGAAGAAATTGCTGTCACATCAGATACTTCAGATATTGTGCTGATCAAATTTGATAGATTGCAAACAAATAAAGGTAATAACTATGCCTTGACTAATGTTAGAAATCATAGTCAATTTGAATTTGCAGATGCTGCGACTTCTACAGTATGGACTAATTTAAATATGCCTGCTTTGTCTGAGTGGGTTGTTGGTCCTGGTGGTTTGCAGATTCTGGATATGTCCCAGACAGCAGCAACGTTGAATCCTGGCACTTACACATTCACTTCAGAAAAAGATCAATTTGCATCTAAAACTTCAACAGTTCCTTCACCCTTAGGTAAAAAACTCACAATCACAGCAGAGGCAATTAAAAAATTCTACTTCCGTGATGCTCTGTATCAAAAGGTTGATAATGTCAAGACATTTACTTTCAATCAAAAAGTAGTCCTCACTAAAGGATCTATTCTCCAACAATTTAATAGCTCTGGTATTACTACAGCATATGGCACTATTGTCAGTGTCCCTGAAGGCACTCTGACCCAACCTGGTCTTGGCACTACTTATTCTGTTGGTAAGATTTTCGGTACATTTAATGATACTGATAGATTCCGCACAACAGCAAATGATGTTAATGAGATCGCAGGTGAATATTTTGATACTCAAGAAGAAGAGTCTCCTTGGGAAGCTAATGCTGCATATGTATCAGGTGATCGAGTTTACTATGCAAAACGAATTTACGAAGCACAAGGTGCTGGCACTTCAGGTACAATCCCACCAACACACAATAATGGTGTTGTAAGTGATGGTGTAATTAACTGGTCGTTCCTTGACGACGCAGGTAAGTTTACTGTTGACCTCACTCAACATCCTTTCCCCAGACCTCAATATCTAAATTTGGATATGCCAGAGTGGTTGTCTCATCGCCTCTATGCAGTTGGACAACGTGTTTGGTATAGATTGAATGTATATGAAGTTACCGTTGCTGGTGTTACTACAGGAAATCCACCTACACATACTACAGGTGCAGTTTCCGATGGCACCGTTACTTGGACATTTGTAGAGACTAAAGAAGCAATTGGTAACTATTCTCGTTTGTTACCATACGATCAAGGTGATCATTATCGAGTAAGAATTGAGGAGATCCATCCTGGATCTAGTTTCATTCCTGGAGACGTTGTTTCTCTCAACACTAATAATATCACTTTAGCATCAGATGAAAAGAGTGTTGAAATTAGTGGTTTTGCTTCTGTTAAGAAAATCCGAGTTACAGCACAACTTGAGATGGATATCATCCGTACGGGTGGTGAGGCACGGACTGAGTTTGTATATTGCACATCAAATTCACCACACTTCTTTAAAGAATCTGAGATCATCTATACAGAAGGATTCCAAGGCGATCAATTCAATGGATCTTTCTTCATTGATCAAGTTTTAGGCACTAGAGAATTTACTTTTGCAATCAGATCCAATGCAGTCTCTGATCCTACATTTGTATCAAATTCAATTGCAAATGTCAACATTTATGCAAAACATCCAACTCTAATCTTCACTAGAGACCACAAGTATCTGTTTGATATGTCGGACGTTAGTAACTTTGGTTACTACCTATCATTCTCCCAAGACAACCAATATAAATTGGAATATTCTTTCAATAATATTGTTAGAGAAGGAACTCCAGGTATTCAGTCGGCTGGATCCAGCGCACCCTATGTGCAATTCTCAGTCATTGGCGATGTTACTAATATCTCCTATTACTTTGATCCATCGAGGATAGGTGCAGATTCTCCTGTTGGAGAAACATCTTTTGTTGACATTATAACAACACCATATCAAGGCACATTTACTATTAATGAAATTGTCGATGATTATAACTTCAAATTCCCACTTCTAAGGGAGCCTGATAATACCAGTGCTGAAGTTATTACTGATGAATTTGATAATCCATATTCTTTCTATTCAACAACTTCCACCAGAGCAATTGGTTCTATTAATACAATCAAATTGGTATCTCCAGGTGGATTCTATCAGAAACTACCTGTCATTTCTGATATTGCTTCTTTCCGACAAATTGAAAAAATTATTATCAATGATGGTGGCACAGAATATGCAACTGGTGTATATTATGATGTTGAGATTGATGGTAATGGTGAAGGTGCTAAATGTATAGTTACCGTTGAATTAGATGATGAAGTTGGATCGGGCACAATTACAAATATTACAGTAACTGATCCTGGTAAGGGATATACTGAAGCAACTCTCGATATTGATGCAATTCCAGGGATCCTAGGATCTACACTTGCTGGATCTGGTGCATCTGCATCTGTTATTATTCCATCTGAAGGAAGTGGAGCGTCTGTCTTCTTAACAGGTAAAAATATTGGTAAGATTAAGAGACTAAAAAATAACGAATTTGGTTTCGGGTATTCTCATGATTATACATTGAGACCTGAGATTACATTCCCTGTAAATCTTCAACTCTTCAATACTTCGATCTTGTCTGAGATCCAAATTACAAACCCAGGTAGTGGATATACTTCAACTCCTGCTGTTGTAATTGAAGGTGGTGGTGGATCTGGTGCAGAAGCAACAGCAATTGTCAAAAATAATCGCCTATCCGAAATTATCATTAAGAGTCCTGGTGCTGGATACTCTTCAGAACCTGAAGTGCAATTGAAGTCTGAATTTAACTATGTTGTTAACCTTGACCTCAACTATCTTCAGTTTAACTTCCCACATGGTATTACAACTGGGGCAGCAATTCAATTCCGTGCAGAAGATGTCGGATCTTCAGTAGGAGAATTGCCAAAACCAAGTAGTGCAGGTTTGACCACGCTTGTTGCTGGTCAGACTTACTATGCAATTGCAGGTAATGCAAATTCTCTTGAATCTGATCAGATTCGTTTTGGATTAACACTACAGTCAGCTCAATCTGGTGACTACATTACATTCTTGACTCAAGGTAGTGGTCGTCAAGTATTGTTGACTGAAATCTTTGGTGGTGCTGCCACTGCAATCGTAGAAACTTCTAGATTCTTAGAAGGTGAGACAGTATATCAAGGAATCAACTTTGAGCAGTCTAGTGCAACTGGTGTAGTCTCTACGAATACAGGTTGGCAGATCGGTCCTAAGATTCTTAAGATTGTTGATTATACTGGAGATTGGGTTGAAGGTGAAACTGTAACAGGTACCATCTCCAAAGCATCTGGTGTAATTGATAACCTCAGTATTGCTCGTGGTGTCCTTAATATTGGATCCTTAACTAGGACTCCTGGTAGGTTTATTGATGATGTGGGCAAACCTTCAGAAATTGTCCAAAAAATTCAAGATTCTTTCTTCTATCAGAATTTCTCATATGTTATTAAATCTGAGATTCCAATCTCAGATTGGAAAACTCAGGTATTGGAAAATAACCATGCTGCAGGTTTTGCACTATTTGGTCAGTTGCAAATAACTGGCGGTAAGGATGTTTCTGGTCGTAAGATTGGCACTGAGTTTACCAAGCAGGTAAACATCAACAACTATAGTAATGTAAATCAGATTACATCTTTTGGTGCAGCACAACCAATTTACACAGAATATAACAATACTGAAGTGCTCTTCCGTAAGAGACGTTTGACTTCTTCTGAGGAAATCCTTACTTCTATTGTCAAGAAACTTGATACTATTTCACCACAATTCAATGGTATTGATAAGTCATTCCCAATCACAGTTGAAGGTGAGCAAGTAATCGTTAACCAAAATCAGTTGATGATTACACTGAATGGAGTTATTCAAGCACCTGGAGACTCATATCAAGTTGTTGGTGGCAATTTAGTATTCTCAGAAGCGCCTAGACCAGCATCTAAAGTAAACTATAGGATCCTTGAGGTAACTCCTACCCAAATCTATAGAATTAATTTGTATTCTGGTCAAGCAGGTATTGCAAACTATGGTATCTTCCCAACGTTGGGACAGCAAATCCAAGGCGTAAATTCCGATGCCATTGCTACTGTCATTGATTCTGGCACTAATCATCTTGATGTCATCAATATTGTAGGTGGTCCTTTCAATATTAATGAAGAAATTCAACGCACCACATTATTCTCAGCACTGGTGCAGTCTGTAACTGCACTTAATACTAATACTATCTTTGAGTTTGGTGAAGCAATCACTAACCTTGAAGGAGACACTGCAATTATTGAAGAAACTAATATCGATGATGAGGGGGTAATTAGTGATCGCTTGGTTATTAGTAAGACTTCAGGTACTGCTGAGTATGAAACTGGCATCCTCAATCTAAGATTGAATGAGTTTATTTACTCTGCATCTTCTGGAATTGCTGGTCAAATTACATTCATTGGTCCATATCGCGATCCTGTAACAGATGATGTTGTCACTGAGTTGGAAATCAACCCTGGATCCACTTTCTATGGATTGCTGTTTGAGCGTTTGGTCAGTATTACTAATCCAAATGTTATTCTTGATAATATTTCACAATCTTCAATTACACCGACTGAGTTGTATGATGACTCTAAGCGTATTAATGACGACTTCCTTGATTTTGAAGAAGTAAGAACTACAGAAGTTGTCTATACTCAATTGAGTAATGGCACTCTTGCTCAGGGAGATAGCATTCAAAACAGAAGAATATATTATGGAAATCCAGTATCTGCATATCATGGGACAGCAGGTAGTAGATTCTATGATGCCTCTAATAGAATCAAAGATAATAAGCAAGAATTGATTGATTTTGCTGAAGCAGAAATTGCTGTTGATCATCCAGACTTCTACTTCCCTGGTGATGCAATCACCAATTCTTGGAGTAGATTTGCAGATGGACATCGTTTCATTCAAAAGAATAAGGAGTATATCGCTGCTAAAACATACGATGATATGATTGCACAGTATCCTTCTTTGGTGGTGCCCGATGCTGCTAAGTGTAAGCGTGATCTGAAGAAGTTTATTGATGCGATTTCGGTTGATACTTTCCGTGGTGGTAATGTATACTCTCGCAAATTTATCCAACAATACTTCGATAGTACTGGTGCTCTAGTTTATGTTGATACTGAATCAGTAGAAACTAAGTGGGCATATGAGAAAGCAAAAGATTATATGCTGTTGTCTATCACAAACAACCTTTCTGGAAGTTATTCTCAAGTCAATGGTCCTGATGCTGGCACTTCATATGACGCATATCAAGATCTAACAATAACTGCTGACCCATCACCTAATGATCCATATGGCACTGCAGGTAGTAATGTAGATAATACAGACACCGAAAACTGTGAAGATGTCCAAGCTGCAATTGTCACCCTTTGGGAAATTGTAGATGATGCAATGACCAGCGGCACTCTTTCTGAGTTGCCAGATGAATCATTAGGTACCTATACACCCAATGAAATCAAGTGTCGTCGTGATATTGGTCTATTCATTGATGCAATATCAAATGATGTTTCTACTGGTGGCAATTTCAATACAGTTACATTCACTAGGTCATATTTTGACACAGCGGGTGCTCCTATTGCTAACGGTTTAGTTGGAGAGACTGCAGAGTCTATCACTGCATTTGAAAAAGTTAGAGATCTTGCATATCTAGCAATTAATAACTTACTTTATGGTAAAGATCTAGAAATCCTCAACGATCCTGCTTCTTATGGTGGCACCGCTCCTGGATTTACCTATGATGCTAACTATGCAAATGGTAGTAACCAGTTAGCAACAAACTGTGCTGATGTCCAGTCTTATATTTCAACTTTGACTGATATTGCAACAGTTTCAATTAATGCTGGCAATCTCACTAATGTAAATGCCTTAGCATCTATAACTGATGGCACTTTCCAGTCTGGAGAAACAATCCGCACCATTAAATTGGGATATAAGGATAAGTCTTCAGGTCTATTCACAATCAATGATCAAATCCGTGGAGTTACATCGGGTGTTACTTTCCAAGCAATTGGATCTAATTCTGGTCTGAAAGTACTCTTTGCTGATGAGTTATCAGGGACTATGGTTGATGGTGAGTATCTTACAAACTCAACTCTTGCCAATCAAAATAATTGCACCTTAAGTGTTGTCAAGAAGAGTCCTAGATTGAGTGGCACTAAATGTATTGTGATTCCTGCTGCTGGATATTTGACAGCAACTGACTCCTTTGAATATGCATTCGGAGCAACTGATGATTTTACAATCGAAGGTTGGTGGAGAGCAAATGGAGTAACAGGCACTCAGACACTGATCGACATGCGTCGTTTGTCTGCCACCTTTGGACTGCGAATGGTCATAGATGGTAGTACTCTGAGAGTTTATAATGGCACCACTCAGTTAATTTCTGGTGGCACTATTATTGTCGATGGGTGGTATCACATTGCATTGGTTAGGACTTCCAATACCTTACAACTCTATGTTGATGGAGCACAGGTAGGAAGCAACTACACCGATACAAATGATTATATCTATACCAAAGTAACTATTGGTGCCGACTTCAACGCTGCTAATGGATTTGATGGGTATCTGGATAATTTCTACATTGATAACAAAGTAGCAAAATATTCTGCACCATTTGTTGCTCCAACTCAAGTCGATTACAATAATCTCAATATTGTATTAGGACTGGATGGCGAAGATCCATTTATTCTGTCTACAACTGAAACTTATGCAACATTTACTGGAATTCTTACATCCAGTGCTACTGCCAAGGAAATTAATTATGTAGACAAGACTATTGTCATTAAAGATGTTGACCTCGGAAGGAAAGATCAAAGGGATGCTGCAAGAATCATTGAATTGAATGATGCTTGGATTGCCGATGAAGCCGTCGGAAGAATGAAGGCACAATTCCCAGATTTCATTATGCCAGGTGATGATCCTGCAAATAATTCTTATGGAGGTACTACATATTGCCTTCGCGATACGAAGGACTATATTATTGGTGCGATTGTTAAAGACTTGAAAGAAGGTGGCACATACCACACCTTATATACTGCTCGCACATACCTAACAAAGGGTGGTGAGTTAAATTATATTGGTAAGGAAGTCCTACAAACACTATTCACTTGGGACTCTGTTGGAGATATCATTAATGATGTTATCACAACAACTAGCACAGATCTTTCAGGTGTTTATAGTCAAAGATTGAGAATTCCTAATAATTTCTCTTCTCCTGCATCTAATGCAATTCAAACTGAAATTCGCGTATTGATTGATAATCTTTTACAGGTTATCGCACCTACAGATCAGGGATTCAAGGATTCTGGTGTAATGATTTGGAAAAATCGTAACTACATTGCAGAAGAAACTGCAGGATATATTAATGCAAAGTATACCAGGACCCTTGATGGAAATCCACAGCAATTCTTAGTCTATCCTGGCGGTGGTCAAAGTGCATGTGAAGATGATATTAAAACCCATATCCTTCCTGGAGTTATTGCTGACCTCGTAACAGGTGGCACGTACAATATTAAGAATGTGATTGATAACTACCTTGATTCTCAAGATAATATTCTCCATGTTGAGCATGAGCTCAATCCCATGTTGGATGCGTTTGAGTATGCCAAGTATTTGTGTATTAAAGCACTGAATAATCTTCTAATTTCTCCTGGCACTGCAGTTGCAGAATTGGGTGTCCCTGCTTGGGCACAAGATGATTATTATGCACCTCTCTACACCGCTAGAGCAGCATATCGTGATAATACAATCACTATTGATCCGCAAGCATGGCCTCAAGCAACTAGAAATTCTAATGATCGCTTTATAGATGCTGTCAATAGAATTAAGGAAAATCAAAATGTAATTGCAATGGAAGCAGTTGCAATTATGAATGATTTGTCTAAGTATGGGACTATGCAAGTCCCTGGTGGGCATGTAAATTGCGAAGATGATGTCAAAGATACAATTAATGCTGTCATCCATGACCTCCTCCACGATTGTAATGAAAAAACTTATGATGCAGCAGCACTTTATATTGAGACCGAAAACAATTCACTAAAGCATATTGAAAAAGAGTGGGAAGCATCTGTTACCGTTTATAAAATTGTAAGAGATCTCTGCTTATCTACAATGCGTAATGCATTTGGTAGAGATTACATTGAAGGAAATACTCCAGAGTCCACTCCTGTCCAGTCATATGAGCAGAATCCCTTTACCACAGATTATAGAGACACTGCAGAATCCATTGATGGTAATATTCGATATATTGCCGAGCAAGCAGTTGCTTTGGGTGAAGCACAGTATCCTTCATTGTCAATCAATGGTGGAATTCGTGGTGGAGATATATTTGATGTAACTGCTGCAACTCACGATCCTGCTACTGGAGTATCAGTATTAACAATTGGCACTCACACCTTGGTTGCTGGAAATAGAGTTACGATTCAACCCGAATCTATTGGATTCTCCTGCACACAAGATCAGAATGCAACTACCAAATATTATCCTCGTCCTGGTGATGATAACTACAATAAGTCAATTGCAATTACATCAGTAACTGCAGATACAATTACCGTGTCTGTTGCTGCATCTCCTGCATGGGCACAAGGTTATGTGCATACGTTTGTAGATGCTAAGAAAGGTGCAGTTGTATCCAATGGTGTTATTGATTGTGTCCATGATGTTACTGACATCTTGAGATCTCTAGTATTCAACCTCAAATATGGTGGTGAAAACTGGATGCAATATGCTACAGAATTCTATGTGAATAGTGCAGGCACACTTGATCATATTACTGCACAAGCAACTGAGTCTATATGGATTTTGGAAAAGGCAAGAGATCTTGTCAAACGTGCAATGAAGGATCAACTGATTGCGAATACTGCTGCATATGGAGTTGGTCAGCGTTTCTTCGATGCTACAGCAAAACCATCCAATCAACTTCGCCCTCACGATATTACTGATGGACTTGACAACTCAGTCTTTAATAATGTTTTAACCAGATCGTTTGCATCAGGCACAGTTAATATCAATAACTCTGCAAATTCTGCAACTGGAATGACCAGTAATAATGATTTTGTTTGCGAATGCACCACGGTGCTTCCATCGAATCCAGTTGATAGTGTCCTCTTTGAAGGTGGTGGATCTACAATAGGAACTTTCCTTGGATTTAGAGATAGTGGCGCATACTTAAGACTACGTGCTGGTGCAGGAGGAAATGCCTACGCTGGTGGTGCTTCATACACCAGTGATACTGGATTGGCAATGTTGGATATTCCAGTTGCAGATCTGGTAACTGCAGGTGTTATGGATGGCAATGCACATACTATCACTTGGGAAGTCCGTATTGGTGGCAATCAGGCAACTGGTGCTGGTAGAGTGAGACTATGGATTGACAATGAAATTCAGGGGACTGCATATACCCCTGGTGGTGGTGATGGCGGTGGAGTTGGTAGTGTTATTGGTCTTGGCAGTGGCGGTGGTATTTGGTCAGATGGTAATGATGGCGGTTTTGGTGCCACAGCAGGTAATGTGCCATCGGGAGAACCCACAGCTTCTTGGCAATATGCTATTACAGGCAACTTGAAATACTATAGAGGTCGTGTAGTTGATCCAGATTATACTGGCACTGAGACTTCTGAGATTGAAGCAAGAATTGATACTTTGATGACAGTTGTCACTGGAGGCATCACTAATCCTAGCGGAGTTGCAACAAATTCTTATTCTCTGCCATATATCTGGCCCGTTAAGTATAGTCCTGAAAATGTCATTAGAGATCTGACAATTACTTACGATACTTCCAATGGTGGATCTGAAGCCGACAGCACTTGGAATCAAGTATGTCCCCAAGTGGCATCTTCGATTGATACCTTGTTTGGAATGGTTATAAGCACAATTACAGAAGCTGCAGTTAATAATGTAAACTACCTAACAGGTAGTGTTACTAAGACCACAGCATCTACTGGTAATACCAATTACCAGGCAGGCACATGTCACAATGAAGTATCTGCTGTAGATACGTTGTTTGATATTATGTCAAATACACTTGGTGCTGGTGCAAATACTGATAAGGGTATTGCAGATATACTTCTCTTCAACCATGCTGCAATCGTGGCAAGGGTTGTAGATGATGTTACTGCAACATACGCAACAACTAACCTCACGAGCGATTTCCCAGATGCCGTGCTTAAGGCATTGCGATATGACATGATTACAGGTGGTAATGCAGGAGCATTCCGTCTTGCCCAGACTTGGTTTGATGGTGAAGGAAACTTCATTGCATTTACAGATGTCATTAGATCACATCTCATTTATGCATTAACAAGAGTTAGAGAATTTTCCAAGAGTGCTCTTTATCAACTTGGGACTGATCCTGGTTGGGATTCATATATCACATATAGTCCCGAGGAAAGAATAGATTACTTCCAAGAAGCAACTGAATTTATTATGGATTCTTCAATGAATCCTCTAGAATTTGCATTGGAAAGATCTGCATTCCCAACAGAAGCAAGTGTAACATTTGTAGCATCTACTGATGCTCAGAATCTGAGCACAACATATGAGATGGGTGAAGACTATAATACCGATCCCTCTCTGGTTTCTTTGACTCCTTTGGTGGATGTTGGATTTGATCGTGCTGAATATAGAATTAGAATTAACCGTGGAAATTACTTCCGTCGTGGTGATGTCCTCTCATATATCCCTGCATCTGAAAATTCATTAACAGGTTTGTCAGGACAATCATATTTCTATGTCTTGTCTGCAACAGGCACTTGGTTTGAGATTGGTGCTCATTACATCCACGATGGACGTTTCAGATTATTGGAAGTAGACACTACCAATGTAGGATCACAACTCTTCTCAGTTGTGAGACGTAGTGGAATCACTCGTGATGTAACTGCTTATCCTTCAGATCCCTCAGATACTCCTATCCAAGGTGGGTTTAATCCTGCAGATGTGCTTTATGGATCTACATCTGAAGCATCTAGCGAAGTTTCTAGAATTCAACTGAATTCTGCAAATATCTTCAAGATCTACAAGAACTTCCCAGTGACAAACGTATCTCAGACATTAGGCACTTATGATAGATTTACTAATGGAGAGCAAGTTGTTGTCCAAGGTGCGACTGCTAATAACGGATACGTACTACAAACAGTAGATCCTGACGATGATGGCAATTCATTTGTAAAACTTATGACAGTTGCTGGCACTATTAATAATGGTGATATAATTGAAGGTGTTGATAGTGGCACAACTGCTACTGCAGGCACATCGGATGATAGATTCTTGATGGATCTGGAGATTGGAGATTTTGCCGCAGGAGATTGGTTGTTTGCTTCCGAATCTTCTGCAGAAGCATATGCCGAAAGTTATGTAAATAAATCTGGTGCTCTTATTAGTAACCAGGGTGGTCGCATATCGATGGACGTTGAGACTATCCAAAATTCTTGGAATCCTGGTGATATTGTTTATGGTAGCGTTACCGATTACATCTTAGATGTTAAGGGTATCTCTGGCACTGCGATCCAATTGAATCAGTACCTACATGGCACTAACGTCTATGAATTGAATCTTGGTATTGCAATCATCGACACGGGTGTAAGTGATACATTCCGTGTTGGAGATGAAGTTTCCCTGCTTCAAGGCACTACAGAAAAAAATCCAGGTTTCCGTGCAACTGTTACTCAGTATATTAATGGCACTAATCTAGATCCTTCTGATCCAAATTATGGAATCCACAAACTATGGATTGCTAATCCTGTAGATGTAGGTACTGGTGCTCCAGTATCCGAATTGACAAATTCTTCCAATAACATCGGTAAGATTGATATTGGATCTAACTTCCCAACAATCTACGCAAATGTAACATCAGTTGTGGATACTGGATACACATCTTACGGGCGTGTGGTTTATATTGATCAACAGGGCATTACTGCAAGAATTCATATTGAAAATGCAGTGGGTCTATTTGTCGATAATATGACTATTAAATCTGATTATGGTTGGGGTGGAGCAGTTTCTTCTGCCAGGGTCCTTGAAGGTCGCGTTGAGCGTTACTTCCGTGGATTTGATGGAGTCCAAACGAACTTCGATATTACAATTGCAAATGGTGAGCAATACTTCCCAGATCCTGCAGGACATCTACTCATATGGGTGAATGGAGTCCTGCAACCACCTGGTGCAACTAACTCTTATGTTGCATTCTCAGACAAAGTTGCATTCTCCGAAGCACCTGATATTGGGTCTGAGTTTATCGGATATTATGTTGGTAAACTACGTCAATTGGACGATATTAGTTTCGAGTTTGATTCGTTGAGATCTTCTTTCAACCTCAAGCGTGATGGACTTTTCTATTCATTGACATTGACTGAAGGTGTTTCTTCTAACGTGATCCGCCCAGAAAACAACATTATTGTCTCACTCAACGGTATCATTCAAGAACCTGGAGTTGCATACGAGATTGTTGGATCCAGAATCATCTTTTCTGAAGTGCCTCGTGCAGGATCTACATACGTTGGATTCTCATATATTGGTAGTGACGCTGACGTGGTTGCAGCAACTGTTGTGCCACCAATTGAAACTGGCGATAAACTGGTCATTGAGGGTGAGGAGTTTCAGAGAGAAGTTGCTCTTATTGAGTCTTCCAACTCATTGATCACATTTGAATATACAGGATCTGTTAAGGGTCGTAATGCTGCCGCATTGGCTAATGTGACATCGGGAGAAGTTACAACTGCTGGTCTGACTGCTCCTGGTGATGGATATACATCAATACCAAACGTTGACGTTATTTCATCTACAGGATTTGACGCACGTATTGTTGCACAACTTGGAATTGCCAACATGGTAGTTAAGACTCCAGGTGTTGGTTATTCGCAAGCGAGTATTGCAATTGATAATGAAGTCCCCGATGATTTTGTAAATCCCGAAGGCACTCCTGTCAATGGTGGTTTTGATATCCTCGCAGGCGAAGGTAGTGAGTATACTGGAGGATCGACGATTACTCCTGGTGCGATTGCTATCACTCAAGATCCTGTCAACGTGACAGTGAATCAAAATACAACTGCTTCATTCACTGTGGTTGCTACGGTTAGCAATAGCGAAACCTTGAATTATCAGTGGCAGAAGAAAGATTATGGCATACAAACTTGGAGTAACATCATTGGTGCTAACCAAGCAGTATACGATACTGGAAACACAGTACAATCTGATGATGGTGATGAATATCGCGTTGCAATTACTGCAGCGGGTGCAACACCAGTCTATTCGCTATCTGCTATCCTAAGTGTCCAGACTGGAGCTACTGTAATTAGTAACTTCAATCCAGCGACCATCTTCGATGACAACTAAATAAAAGTAAAAAGATGACTGCAACCGCCAGTTATAATAATGCCACCAAAGTACTTACAGTTGCTGCAGATGGACTGCCAGCACCTGTAAGTTATGGCACATTTCCAAATTCAAATAACCCAAATACGGTTACTGAGCAAGATTTTGATCATAATTTTGAATATCGTGGTGGGACATTTGGAATTAGTCGTACATTTGACAGTAACCAATGGTCACAAACAGGATTTATTAGATCCATTATTATAAGTCCGAATGATAATTCATTGTTTGGTGCAACCAATCAAATTCGTGAAGGTGATCATCTATTATTTGTTTTTGATGATGGGATTAAAAGGAAGTTTCTTTATAAAGGGACAACTTTTACTTCAGTTGCAGATGAATGCTGGTTAGCAGCAGACGATCGTATCGATTTAATCATGTCAGATCAAGAATCAGGTTCTGGCACATACGAATACTACGATCAAAGAAATGGCAGGACATCTACCCCCTTAGGCACTATTGGAATTAGTGCAAATGGTGTAGTAATTTTCAATCCCAGTGCAGGGAATGGAGGATCTCCACCTGTTGGATATAGTTGGAATGCTGCTGGACATACGCCTTTCAATAATTTTGGTGAAGATGAATGCGGTGGACATCCAGAGCAAACAGGACAATATCATTACCATGATAGTCATTTCTTGGATTGTTGGAAAGATAATTCCGTAATGGCATCATACAATGATTATTATGGATCAACTCAATTTAATGGTAATAATATTCGCCACCCAGATGGACATTCAAAAATAGTTGGATATGCATTTGATGGATTTCCAATTTATGGTCCATATGGATATACTTCATCATGGGACAATTTGAGTGGAGTATCAATCCAGAGTAGCTCGTATTCCGTTAGAGATATTGAAGTATCAGGTAGACCTGATTATGGGACTACTAGTGATAATCCCCCAGCGGGATCTCTTGTTCAGGACTATGAATATATTGAAGGGACAGGAACTTTAGATATCCATAATGGTAAATTTTGTATAACTCCAGAGTTTCAAAATGGCACATATGCGTATTTCATATCGGTTGATCCTACAGATATTGATCATCCTGAGTTTCCATACATTATAGGTATTACTTCTCGTGAAGTTATAGATACACCATTAAATAACGGAGCAAATCCAGTTGCTCCTCCTGTGGATCCAGGTGATGGTGGTCCTGCACCAGTAGCACCTACTCTACAGTTTACATTGCAACCAGCAAATGCTACCGCTAATGCAAATGAGAGTGCTACGTTTACGGTAAATGCACAGATCCTTCCTGAAAATGGATCCATTGGGTATCAATGGTATAGATCTACTGATGGTGGATTCGCTTTCGCTGCAGTGACAGGTGCAACTTCAGCATCATACTCAGTCACTGCTTTGTCATACATGACTGGATACAAGTATCGTTGTCGTATTAGAGGACCACTTCCTCAAGATAATGCATCAAATACTCCTTTAGATTCAAATTCTGCTACGTTAACAGTAACTGGATCTGGTGGAGGAGGAGATGTTGCAAATCGTTTCGATAGCACATCATCTACATTTGATTCTACGAGTCAAACTTTTGATGGCACCTAAGCACCTAAATAACACTGTAGAAGAATAGCAATCCATGGCCAAGCAAAACCTCAGTATTGGTAGTTCAGCTAACGACGGGTTGGGTGATAGTCTCCGCGATGGCGCTATCAAACTCAATAATGTCATTGATGAAATTTACAATAATCTTGGTAATGAAACAAACCTACAACTTAGTATAGGTAGTCCTCTCGATGGGCAAGTATTGAAATGGAATGGCACTCAGTTTACTGAGTCTCATTTTGATGCACTTAGTGTAGATCTAAACGTCAAGACGTTTAAGATTGTTTCCGAAAACAACGGAGATGTTAATATCATGCCCGATGGCACGGGTGATATTAAATTTTGGAAAGGTGGAGCAGGCAGTGCCTTAGCATATGTTGATGGTGCAGATGGATACTTTAAGTGGTCTGCTCCATATACTGCTTTATCTGACCTCCCCGATGTAGCAACACATCATGGTATGTTTGCACATGTGCATGATGAAAGTCATGGTTACTTTGCTCATGGTAGTTGGATTCAACTGATAGATGTTGGATCATCTATTGGTGAGTTGGCAGACGTTGATCTGACTGTTGGCGGCGGTCCATCTGAAGGTCAAGTGCTCAAGTGGAATTCTACAAATAGTGCATTTGAGCCAGCAAATGATCTCAACGAAGGTTCAGGTGGTGGTGGCACTACACAAAACCTATTTGAAAGTTTCAATGCAGATAGTGGATCTACAACTGCAAGTGCTGCAACAGATACCTTAACTATTGCAGGTGGCACTAATATTACAACATCAATTACTGGTGATGTTGTAACAATCAATATGAGTGGATCTTTAGGAGATCCTGATCAGAATATTTTTGCTACCATTGGGTCTGATAGTGGAAGCAGATCTGCTAGCACCACATCAACTACAGTTAACATTGTTGGTGGTACTGGAATCAGTACTGCTATTAATGGAGAAAATCTTACAGTAACTAATGACTCACCCAATGTGGTGCAAGAGGTTTATAGGACAATTAATGGAGATACTGGCACTACAACAGCGGCATTATCAACTTCAACTTTAGCAATAAATGGTGGGACAGGAATCAGCACAGCAGCAACTTCAAATACACTTACAATTACCAATAATGGCATTGTAATTGCAAACCCTGCAGATAATGACACTGTAGTTTTTAACGGTCAAAGTGAAGCTTGGGAAGCAAGTGCATCTGCATCGATTGGAATTACAGTAAGCTCATTCGGATCTTCAGCATATACTTTTGAAGGTGGTGGTCTTAATGATGCAGGAAATAATCCCACAATCTATGTTTATAGGGGATTCACTTATAAATTCAATAACACAACTGGATCTGGTCACCCATTTGCTCTGAGACAAACTAATGGTGGAGCTTCTGTAACTGCTGGAGTTAGTGGATCTATAACTGGAGTCCAATATTGGACAGTGCCCCAAACTCTCACTGCTGGCACAACATATGTTTATCAATGCACAATCCATGCCAGCATGGTTGGTAACTTAGTGGTGGTTTGATAGATGACACGTACAGTTCCTGGTAGTGGTGCAGTAATTTCTCCTGTCTTCAATAGTGTTTTTGGAGTCAGAGATGTTTTTGTGGTGGAGAGTGGGTCTGGATATGATCCAAATGACCCACCAAGACTTCGTGTTTTAAATAGCGGCACACCTATTCGCGAAGCAGTATTGCGACCAATTATTCAAGGTAGTCTTGGAGAAATTACTGCTGTAGAAATTTTAGATCCTGGTGAAGGATATGATCCTCTACGTTTAGATATTGTAGATGAAAATTCAAATGGTAGTGCTAAAGGAAACGTTTTCCTAAAAGATGATGGTGGTGTTGATTACATCCAAGTCACTGTCCCTGGTAATGGATACTTTAATACTACAGTTGAAGTTAAAGGTGGTGGTGGATCTGGATCTGAAATAGTACCCGTTACTGGATCTGTTACTGGACTATCAATTGAGCAGCAAGGACAAAATTATACTGAAGACGATATTAACCTCATCATTTCTGGCGGTGGTGGAGATGGTGCTAGGGGAGTTGCTGCAGTTAATCGATTAGGTAGAGTCACTTCTATCAATCTTACCAATACAGGTGAATTCTTTGAGACTCCACCCCT